ACCTCAAGTGGCGAGTCCGCATCCTGACGTTCACCGGGTGCCTGTTGGGCATCAGCATCATCCTGCAAGCCCTGATGTTGGGAGGGTGGATTTGATGACCACCGCAGTCACGGAGGCGGCCACCAGAGCCGCCTTCTCTACCCGCTATGGCAAGCGGCCCCACGTCTTCGACGCCCAACCCCACCCAGTGCGCCTTCGCTGGACCGTCGTGGCCACCAAGGTCGTCAAAGGCGACGTGACCAGCGGCAAGGCATTCAGGGCCGAGTACGTCAAGGGCTTCGCTGGCATGAAGGCGTGGACGGAGATCGGCCGCGAGGAACGCGCCTCGTGGGAAGCCGTGTACCAGGCCGCACGCGCCGCCGGGTTGGCCGCAGCGGCGCAGGAAGAGGTGGCCGCGTGACCCCAAACCCAGAGGCTGTTGAGGCTGCCGAGACTGTGATTCGGGAGACTATCAGGAAGATGGGCTACCACCCCGAATACCCTGACACGTTTGAACTGGCCACCGATGTCCTGACCGCTGCAACACCGTTCATCCATGAGCAAATGCTGGACAGGATGGTGGCGAGAGTCCGGGCGCGATTCGAACAGGGTGAGCGGTTCGATCTAGACCTATTGGTGGAGTTCATCCGAGCCCAGAAAGAGGCCACGTCATGAAGACCATGACCAGAGGCGTCACCGCCGGCCTGGTGGCGCTGGCCCTCATGGGATCCCCCGCTGAGGCCCGGGACACCATCACCGTGGGCGTCCCGCCCGCCATGTACGAGACCGTCGTGGCCGGCGTCAAGGGGTGGAACGAGGCCGGTCTGGGATTCGTGGTCCAAGACACCGGCTGTGGCACGGGCGACATCTCGTTCTGTCTCTCCGACGACCCCTGGAGCGTGGGCGGGAACGCGGACTGGGTGGCCTGGTGGCCGATTGGCGGCAACATCATCTACGTCAGCACCGTGTCTCCGCACCCCTTTGGCCCGCCGACGGTGGCGCATGAATTGGGACATTGGTTGGGATTGCATTACCACAGCACCGATCCCGCGTCCTGCATGAGTGACTTTGGACAGACATCTATTCATCCAAGTGATGAAGACCTGAAAGCATTGGAGGCCGCATGAACACATGTCCAATCTGTCATAAGCCGATGACCGGCATTGCATTCGTGGATGGTCGCAATCCTGATGGATCGTCCTGGGGGTCTCAGGTCCCGGTCTGTCACCCCTGCGAGGATGCCAGGTACCCATTCCCACGGCTCGAAACCGAACGGAAGGCGAGGATCGCCAAACGCCTGTCACACCGGGAGGCGGCGACGCTGCTGGGTGTCACGCCGGTCCTGCTCTCGCAGTACGAGCATGGCGCACTTGAAGTCCCAGATGACCTGCTTGCGGCGATGCGAGAGCTTTACAAAGGACCAAACAATGACTGATCAATCCACTGTAGAAACCGGCGTGTACGGATGCTGGATTCGCACTGAAGAGGCCGGCAACGGTGACTTGGACGTGATCGAACTGTCACCCGACCCCACCGCCACCGAACCGGTTGCAAGGGTTCGCATTCCGCGACGCGAGCGAGCAGACGTCGTACGGGCGTTGCTCAATACGCCCGGCTCGCTGGTGCCCCCGACCGTCACAACGCGCCCCGAACGATTCGATCATCTGCGGGAATGCATCGGCACCTTCAACGTCGATGCGGTGGCCGAATACCTCCGGCTGGAGGGGATGGAATCGCTCGTGGACCATGACATCACCACCCACAACGCGTTCAGCATTGTCCGGGCGCACCTGTTACCCGAGCCCTGAAACCGCGTTCAACCGGGCGGATTGAGTCGATGATCGGGCATTAGTGATTATTCGCACGGTCTGTACGTATAGGATTGGGTGGGTTAAAATGGATTCAGCACACACAGTGCGCGCCCGGTTTGGATCTAGGCAATCCTCCCCGAGCGCTTACCGACCACCTTCTCAAGAAAGGAGGGCGGCTGATGCGTACTATCGTAGCATCAATCCCCCAACGTCAACACCCCCCACAATTGAAATGCCTTGGACAGGCGGTGAACAGTGACCGCCCGTCGATCAACTGGTGCGTACCCCGCTGACTGGCCCGAGCTGGCGAAGTCCGTGAAGGATGCCGCCCAGTGGTGCTGCATTCGATGCGGCCACCACCACGAACCCGAGACCGGATACACGCTCACCGTCCATCACCTCGACATCAATCCAGCCAACCGCGCCTGGTGGAATTTGCTGGCGCTCTGCCAGCGGTGCCACCTCAGTGTGCAAGGTCGGGTCTACATCGATCGTCCGTGGGTGATGGCGGAGCACTCCCAGTGGTTCCGGCCTTATGTGGCCGGCTTCTACGCCCACAAATACCTCGGACTTGACCTCACTCGCGACGAAGTAATCGAGCGACTTCCCGAACTCCTGGAGCTTGAGTTGCAAGCAGTTCTGGGGGTGGCGTCATGAGCTACAACGCCGCCCGATGGATCTTTGAGCAACCGATTACATCAACTGAAAAGCTAGTGCTACTCAAGCTGGCACATCACGCCGAGCCTGATGGAACGAAAGCCTACCCATCGGTCGACAATATCGTCCGAGATACCGGCATAGGTAAGCGCCAGATTCAACGCTATCTGAAGTCGTTTGTGGAACGGGGATTTCTGTCCATTGACGAGCACGAGAAAGGCGGTCGCGGCCACACGCGAACCTACAGTTTCACCTTTGCAAAGGGTGACACCCAAACGGCACCCTTATACGAGGAAAACAGTGACACCCAGAAGTCACCCATTGACGAGGAAAGGGTGACATTTGACGACGTAAAGGGTGACATATCCGGTATCGAAAGGGTGACACCTGAGACCGAAAAGGGTGACATCCACGCGGGCGCGAAAGTTAACACCCAAGAACACCCAATAGAACTACCCAGAACTAATACCCCCAAACCCCCAACCAAACCCAAAGCCGAATTGACCGAGGAACAGCAGCGGCGATTCGAGTGCTGGTACTCGGCCTATCCCCGCAAAGTCGACAAGGCCAAAGCCGTCAAGGCGTGGATGGCGATCGATCCCAGCGACGACCTCACGGACCGGATGGTGGCCAAGGTCGAGGAATGGGCGGCATCCGAGTCCTGGCAGGACGTGAACTTCGTGCCTTATCCGGCAACGTGGCTCAACGCCGAGCGCTGGACCGATGGCCCGCCACCACCACCGAAATCCAAGCCCGGTGCGCTCACCATCCACAACGGTGGACGCTACGGCGAAAAGGTGGGCAAGGACGGCCTGACCGATGCCGAGCGTGGCTGGCGGGAAGATCCCGGCCACAAAGGCTGGGGTTCTGACGAACTGATGCGGATGGCGCTCGCCATGGAGCGGGCCGAAGCCGAAGCCGAGAGGAACAGCGCATGAACCAATCCGACACCGTGAAACTCATCTCCGTGATCAAGTCGCAGTACCAGCACAAGTTCATCACCGACGCCATGACCGCGATCACCTGGATGGAGTTGCTCAACGCCGAGCCCTCCATCCCCTACGACGCCGCCCGGCAGGCCGCGCTGGTCTGGATGCAGAACAATGACTGGCCACCGTCCGTGAAGGATCTCCGGGACATCGTGGCCTCGACCGTAGTGGGGATTCCTGATGCCGACGCGGCATGGACCCACCTGACGAAATGGCTCAAGGCCGGCTACCCGGGGATGCCGGACAACCGCCCCAGGTTGCCGGTGTTGATCCGCGAGACGGTCACGGAACTGGGCGGGTCGTCCATGTTCTACAACGCCGAGGCGAAGGACGACATGCGGGGCAAGTTCACCCGGCTCTACGAGCGCAAACGCAGGGAACAGGTGGCGACGACCAGCGTGACCGAGGCGTGGGAAGCCCGTGGCGAGATTGGCCCCGGTGGCCGCGTGGCGATCGAAGGGAAGGTGGCGTGATGGACGATCGATACGACCACGAACTCAAGACCATCCAGCCCTACTACGACGCAGTTGCTCGTGGCGAAAAGACTTTCGAGATCCGCTACGACGACCGTAACTACAAGGTGGGCCAACGGCTATGGCTGCGGGAGTACGACTATCAGGCGGAAATCTATCCCGGCCCATCGGTCTATGCCGACGTCACCTACGTTACCGACTACCAGCAAGACTCAGGGTACGTCGTTTTGGGTATTCGGCTGGTTGACCGCGTGATCTGGGACTGGTGCGACGCCGCCGATGTCTGGGACCCGGATCAGGTGGCGATGTTCTGCGCTGATGTCCATGAAGCCATCGAAGCGGAGGCGTCCTGATGGACCGCGTAGCCGCCGACCTCCTGCCCAAGCGTGAGTTGACCGAGGACGAACGGCAGAGCGTAGAGGACGTGCTTGATGCGGCCCTTGCGGTCAAGAACAAGCAGATGACCGTGACCGACTTCATGCGGCTGGGCACCGCGGTGGACTACCAGGACCGGTTCATGCCGGACCCGTTGCCCTCGCCGGCCTACACCCGCTGGCTGGCGACCGGGATGGGCAGTCGCTCCGATCCCCGCTGGCAGGCCCTCCAGCGCATCCTCGACTGGACCGTCCGCAAGCAGCACGTCGTGACCCACGCCGGCGTCATGAGTTCGTCCGAGATCCACGAGCACGATGAGGCGATCCGCGTCCTGCGGGCCACCGCCCACCCCGTTAAGCAAGCAGCCTAGGAGCATGACCATGACCCATTCCGCACAGCACCTCACGCCAGCCCAGGCGATCCACATGGCCCTCGTGGCGCCGGAACCATTTGACCGCCAGTTGTGCGATGAGATTCTGGCCCAGGCACCACGTCCCAACGATCAAGCCCCCAAGCAGTGGGTAGACGGGTATCAGTTCGCGGTTGTGGATATTGCGTATCTCGCCGCCCGGATCGTGGCCGAACGCGTCGCGCCCGTGCCGAGTGATGAGGAATCGTGGGACAGCCCGTACCTGACGACGGAGCACGTTGACATTGCGGTGGAGGCATACAACGCTCCGACCCCTGTGGCAATGGACACGCAGCATACCCGCATGTGGGCTGCCCTCCAGTCAGTCCGCGCCGCCGTGCAGCCGGCCCCCGTGATCCCCGAGGGGTGGGAGCTAGTCCACATTGAGCGTGACGCCATGTTCGACAACTACGAAGCGTATCTCTGGCATCGTGCCGATCGCCGAGACATTTGGGCCCATGAGCCCACTTGGCTGGCATCCCTTGCTTCGGCCATTGCCAAAGCGGAGGCAGGCTCATGACCGACACCGTGCCACCCACCGACCCGCTCCTCGCCGAAGCCACTGAGATTGTTCAGGAGTTGATCCGGCAAGGCTTGACCCGAACGGAAATATCCAGATTGTGCGATCTCCCGGGACGGATTCCCACCATCGGGGGGCTGCAGGATGGGACGCTGAAGGCCATGAAGCCGGGCATCCTCGACGCTCTGAAAGTCGGCTACCAGCGGTTCGACAACGGTGATCTGTCGTGGCGCAAGGTGCGGAACACCCGGCGGGCGGAAGAGGCCGTGAAGCCGCCGTCAGACGCCAGGCCCATGCCCTTGACCAGAATCGAGGGGAGTCGGCTCTGGGATCGATTGGCCCAGCGCGTAAAGGAGGCGGCTTAGATGACCACCCCTACCACCAACCGAAGAGAAGCCGTCCATGTGATGCAGCATGGTCTGCGACAGGTGATGTCTGCCAAGCAGAATGAGGAGCTAGCGCATCATCTCCATGAACAGCGCGCCCTCAAGCTGCTCTCCGACATGAGGCTCTGGAGAACCAACAAGGGCATTCGCCCAGAGCCCGTTGCTGCGGCGTTGAAGATGACCGTTCAGGAATTGTTCGACCTGGAGGACGGCCAATTCGGGACGCTCTCCCTGCAAGACGATGCTTTCATGCGGACGTGGTATCACGCCATTCGGCTGCCTTACATCGATGACCGCTGGTTCCGCGACGGAGACGGGTGGGTCATCGAACCCCCTTCAGTGGAGACCCAGCCATGATGCCCGCAATGGCCCCTGATTGGGCGCTGGTGGCGTCGAGTGCCGCTGGAGGTGTCCGGAGACCTGTGATTCGGTTGAGCGCCGCTACGGTGGCAAGGAGAGCGAAGAATGACCATTGAGATCACAGACGAGATGGTGGAAGCTGGCGCCATTGCATTGCATGACTATTCGCATAAGTGGCAGAACGGTCCCTCGCTGTGGACCGGGGCTCCACATCTGGAGAAATTGCCATTCCGCGACAAATCTCGCCGCTGTCTCGAAGCCGCCCTCGCCGCAGCCCCCACGCCACCCGCAGCCGGGGAGGAACAGCAGGACGGCCGGCGACTGGAGAACCGGGTGGCTGCGCTGGAAAAGCGCATTGAAACCATGTGGGCCGCGATGGAGAACAACAAAAACATCTTCGATGAGTGGTCACCCAAGGTAGACGATTCCACACACAAGATTGTGGATCGGATTGAAGATCACGAGGTCTACTTTGAGCGAAGGTTCACAGAACAGGCTTCACAGATCGCCGACCTCCAACAGCATGTGCAGGCGTTGGAGCAGCGGACCCAGAGCATGGCATGGGTGGACGCCTATGGAGTGCTGGCTCCCAAGGACCAGCCCGCCGCCGATGATGCGGAAGACCCAGCCTACGAGCGACTTGAACGAGTGGCCAAGATGATCGAGCCCTACCTGGAGGATTCGGCCAGAACGTACTCGCTGGCGGCGCGCATTATTCGTGAGATGGACGGAGGCGCATCGTGACGGACATCGAGACCGAGGTGCGGAACGCCATGAACGGGATCGCCTACCGGAACCGGCCGCCGCTGACCATCACCGTGCCCATTCAGATCGAGCGCGGCTTGACCCCGAACGGCCGCGTCCACTGGCGGACGAAGAGCCGGCTGATCCGAGAAGCCCGTGATACGGCCCGCCTGGCCACGCTTGAGGTCGTGAACCCTAACGACCCGTACGAGTGCTTCCAGACGTCACAGTGGCCCCTTACGCTCCACTACGTGATCGGACTGGGGAAGCGGAGGCGGCCACTCGATCAAACCAATGCCATAGCGGCCATGAAGTCGATCGAGGACGGCATCGCCGACATTCTGGCGATCGATGACAAGCATTTCGTGGTTGGCTCCATGACGCAAACTAGAGACCCGGAGGGGCGTGGCTACGTGAAGGTAGCGATTCAGCCCAGCGAAGCCGTTGAGACAGAGAAGGTGGCAGCATGACGCGTGAAGTACCCAAGGTGTTCATCGGTGGCAAGAAACTCAAAGGCGTGGTGGGGATGCGGATGGAGACATCCAGCCCGGCATGAGGAACCGGCCGCCAAACCGAAGCGGGCGAAGGCCAAGGAGAGTCCGGCAGACGGGAGGCAACGGAAAGCCCAACTCGCCGTGCTGGCTATTAGCGAATCAGACGACGCCCCCGAGGTGCGGCTGGCGGAGCTTGCCAGGCTGCGGGCCTTTCTTGATCGGACTTGGACCGAGGTGGAAGGAGCGAGAGATGAATGACAACACACACGAGCAACAGGTAGCGGACCTCAAGCGGCAGCTAGACGAACTGACCGAACGGTTCAGCCAGCACACCCATGGCTACGTTGAGGCGTACTTTGGGTATGAAGGTGATCGGGGCACTCACAATGCGAAAACCTCGCTCCCGGTGGTCACTGAGGATGACCGCCCAGCGTGCCCCGACTGTACTGGTGAGGAGTATTGGCAGATGACTCAGTGCAAGACCTGCGGTGGAAAGGGCGATGTAGCTCGACCCTAACCCAGTAACCGAGGGAAGCGGCTCCGGCGGCGGTCGCTTTTCCTGCGAGCGGATGATTACGGGTTTGAGGTCTGAGAACCGTTTCATGCTGATATACTGATACCAGTGTATGAACAGTCTAGGCGGTGACTCTTGGCAGATGGAACGGCACAAAATGTCACAAAAAAAGACCGTGCCGCTCTCATGGTGGCCGAGGATGACCTGACCGATGAGGCAATTGCTGAGTCAGTCGGGATCAGTCGGCGCCAACTTGCCCGGTGGAAGCTGGAACCCGCGTTCATCGAATCGGTCAACGAACAAGCAGAACTTATCCAGGCCGGCATGCGTCGCCTGGCGATTGCGAAGAAACACAAGCGGCTCAAGGTCCTGGACGATCTCCACTCCAAACACCTTGAGGCGATTGGTCTGCGGGCCCAACGCATCGCCGCCGAGATCTCCGAGGACACCCCCCAATCCGCAACGCGAAAGTTCTTCGGTAACCACATTCCTGCCGAGGCGGTCACTGGCCTGTTCGTGCGGAAAGAAACAGTCATGGCCAATGGGATGTCCACGGTCGAATGGGTCTACGATGGGGCGATTCCCAAGATGATCACCCACCTTGAGGAACAGGCGGCTAAGGAACTGGGCCAGTGGACTGAGAAGTCCGACGTGAACCTTGGCGGCATGGTTCGCACGATCGTGCTGGAGGATGACTAGGTGACCGACCACCGAGATGATGCGGCACTGTGGCTCGCCATTGAGCATCAAGTCAATCAGAACAATGCCGAGAACGAGTATCGCCGGATTGGCTTCAGGTATGAACCTGAACTTGGTCACTGGGTGGCCACAGTGACGGTTGAGTATTTCAGTGAGGCGTTGGAAACGGAACACCATGCCACCGGTGATTCCATACGAGCCGCACTGGAGCGACTGGCGGATCGGGTGGGGGCCTAAGTGGTTGCCACCCTGCCATCCCCTACCGCATCAGCCCCGGTTGCCATCCGTGGTCCTGTCAAGCGGTTGTTTCGTGAGTCACCGGGCGGGGAGATCATCATCAGCGGGGCGGCTGGCACGGGCAAGACGCGGGCAATCCTCGAATGGATCAACCACCGCTGCCAGAATGAGTTGAACCTCCGCGTGTTGCTGTTGCGCAAGACGCAGGAATCAGCAAAGTCATCGGTGCTGGTCACGTTCATGAACCAGGTGTTAGAGGGGTTCGACGGCAAGGAGGCCCCAGCAAGTGGCGTGAGTTACTACGGCGGCTCCGGTGTTCGCCCCGCGGACTTCACCTATCACCGAACCGGCTCCAAGATCCTGATCACCGGCATGGACCGCATCAGCAAGGTCAAATCAACCGAATGGGATATCGTCTACGTCAACGAGATCACTGAGTTGTCCCTTGCCGAATACGAAGAACTCTCTGCCCGTACAGACCGGCCCACCACAGACACCACTCGTCCGCCGTCAATCCTGTTAGGTGACTGCAACCCCGATGCGCCGACCCATTGGATCAAGCAGCGCGAGCGGGATGGTGTGCTGCAGTTGTGGGTATCCCGGCACGAAGACAATCCGGCCATGTGGGACAAGAACCTGAAGGTGTGGACAGCATCCGGGCAGCGGTACATCGATCGCCTGGAGAACCTGACCGGCGTTCGCTATCAGCGTCTCCGGTTGGGCAAGTGGGTCGCCGCTGAGGGCCAGGTCTACGAGTCATGGAACCCAGACCAGCACCTACTCACGGACGATCAAATGTTGGAGATGGGAGTGTTAGAACTATGAATCTGCACCTTCCCATGCTCCAGTTTCATGTGACACGACTGGCAAACAGAAACCAGATTGGTCAGCACGTTGGCCTCTTGGCTGCTCGGGAACCGTCGAAAAGGCGTGAGGTGGTGAACACTGAGTGCCTTACCCAGCGTTTCCTCTGTGATGCCACAGACGCGGCATGTGTGACCATCGCGATCCCGCGCAGATTGGCGCTGCTCTGGCCACGATGGTCCGCGCGGTTGGACGAATGCACCGCCCTGATAGTTCCAATGCTTTTCGGGATTGCCAGCGTAGAACCGTCGCAGTCCATCGGTTACTCGCTTTCGGGTTTCCGACGATTGCGTCTTACCCTGCATCGGTGCCTTGCGACGCTGGGCCTGCAGTTTTGTTCCACAGGATCGCGAACATGTTTCCCGTTCTTGGGCATCGCTCGGCTTGATACGGAACGGCAACCCACAGACAGCACAGTCCTTGACCACACCTGCAGCCCGGCATTCCCACGAACAGAATCGGGCATCGGCCCGCGCCTGGTAGACGGTGAATCCCTCGCCACATCGCTCACATGTCATTGCGAGTGGTCGACGTTGCGCCTCGGCACGACACGCAGCAGAGCAGTAGCGCTGCACCCTTCCGTTCTGCCAAGGAAAGAACGGAGTTTCGCACGATTCGCAGGTTGTGGATTGCTTGGAGCGCTTCGATACCATGCGATGATTATAACACTATTCGTCTGCCAAAGGTGGGCAGTATGAAGCTCAATCGTGCTGTGGTGCAGGATGTGGTGGCAGGGGTTGACTGGGGGTTCACAAACCCCGGCGTGATCCTCGTCTTTGCAGTGGACAATGACGGACGCCTGTACCTGATTCGTGAGCACTACCACACGCAAAAGACGATCGACTGGTGGATTGACCGGGCAAAATCTGCCGTTCGGGACTTCGGGGTGAGCAAGTTTATTTGTGATCCTGCCGAGCCGGGATTCATCTCTCAATTCAAGAGCGCCCAACTCCGAGCAGTGAAGGGATACAACGAGATCTTGCCCGGAATCGAAGCCGTTCAACAGCGTCTTGCCCCGGCACAAGATGGCAGGCCGCGACTCTACTTGCGTCGTGATGCCATCGTTGAGCGAGACTCTGATCTTATGGACGCAGCCAAGCCGACGTGTACCGCTGAGGAAATTGTTTCCTACGTATGGGGGACACCAAAGACTGGCCGGGCTGCTGACGAGAAACCGGTGGACGAATTCAACCATGGGCTTGATGCGTTGCGCTACACCGTCGCTGAATTCGACCTCGCGCAAAAGCGTGGAATGTGGAGTACCTGATGCAACGATGTCGGACCTGCAAAGCATGGGAACTCATCAGTGACGGTGATGAAGAGCATGGCCAGTGCTGGGAAGTCAACAGCAGCAAGAGCGCATTCATCCTCACCCCAGCCGATGCCGTCATTGCCACTCGTGATGAGCCGACCACGATGCTCATCACCGGCCCAGAATTCGGCTGTGTGCTGCACGAGCCGCGAGAGGACGCTACCCCATGACCCTGCCCAAAGACCCACTGGCCTGGAGTGTCAAAGCGTTCCAGGACGGGCGGAATACGACCTATGGCACGTACCAGAGTTACATCGACGGTGACCAGCCCCTCACCCTGGCGACCGATCGCTACCGCTCAGCCTTTGGCCTGTTGTTCGATACGTTCAGCTACAACAGGTGCGAGGCGGTGGTGGACGCCCACGCCGACCGCCTGCAGGTGGCTGGCTTCGGGGCCGACAACGAAACCATCTCGCAACGAGCCATGGACTTGTGGGATGCCAACCACATGGACGTGCGGCAGGGTCACATCGAAGCCGACGCCTTCGGACTGGGTGACTCCTACCTGATTGTCGAAAAGCACCCAGTGTCCGGCAAGGTCCACATGTGGGTCCAGAATCCCAACACGGTGCGCGTCCACTATGCCGACGATGTGCCGGGCAAGGTCGACCTGGCGGTGAAGACGTGGCAGACGGAAGACCAGTACCAGCGGATCAACCTCTACTTCGAGGGGCGGATCGAGAAGTACATCTCCAGCAACCGGGCCGTGACCGCCATGCCGCAACCGGGCTCGTTCAAGCAGCTCGACACGGACGGTGAGCCATGGACGTTCGATCTCGGGGTGCCGGGCGTGGTGCCGGTCTTCCCGTTCCACAACAACGGGCGGACAGGCGGCTATGGACGCAGTGAACTCCGCAACGTTATCCCTCTCCAGAATGCGCTCAACAAGGCCATGATGGACATGTTCATTGCCTCCGAGTTCGCCGCCTACCCCCAACGGGTGATCATCGGCGTGGAGCCGTCTGATGACCAGAAGGCGGGGCTGGATCGATTCGTGGCGGGGCTCGATCGGATCATGACCCTGTTTGCCCCGGACGCCAAGATCGGGGAGTTCAGCGCCGCCAACATCGCCCAGTACATCTCCGTCATCGAATACGTGGACATGGCGATTGCCAGAACGGCACGCATCCCGGCCCACTACCTGAACGGGATCTCCGGCAACATCAGCGGGCGGGCGCTCCGGGCGGCCGAGGTCTACTGGGTGAAGAAACTCCAGGACCGCCAGAAGGCGGAGAGCGTGCCGATTGCCGAGGCGGTTTCCTACGGATTGGCGCTGGACGGGCTGGCCGTGGAACCGGGCAAGTTGCGGGTCAACTGGGAATCGGTCACCGCCATGACCGAAGACGATGAACTGGACCTGGCAACAATGAAATCCAGTATCGGGTTCTCCATGGAAACCTTGCTCCGCGAGCTTGGATATGAACCGGACCAGATCAAGACCATCATGGAGGAAAAGCGGCGGGCAACCGACGAGGCGGCGCGGGAGTTCAACCGGGGCATGGTCGACCTGACGGTGGTGGATGACGAGGACGAGCAGGAGGTAGCGGCGTGATGTTTGACAAGGGCGTACGAATCGTCAACAAGGGCGATACAGCGAACACGGACATCTTCGACATCGAAACAGGTGAGAAGATTCTCAATTGCTACCGAGTCGAGTTGGATATCAGCCGAGCCCAAACCACCGTCGTTCTGCATCTGGGCATTCCCTTCGAGTACGAGGGGCCGGCACAGATTGCGGGAAGTGAGTCGGCACCATTGAGCGATGCCCAGATTGCTCAGGTGGCCAATGCGATGGCTGATGCAATCACTCGCTCACGCGAACGGTTAGGGGCAGGGTAATGAGCAAGAAACCGGACAGAGCACTGGGTTTTATGGACAAGGTTGGTCTCCTGTCATCTGCGCTTGGGATTCAGGAGTCATCCACCTGGACGCCGGAGTCAGTGGCACCGTCCCAAGAATATTGGCTGATCACTGGGACGGCCGGTGAGTACGACGACCGTCAGGAATGGGTTGTCAGCGTCCATGCCACCAAAGATGAAGCTGAACAGGTACTTGCGGAATTCGAGGCACAGCGACTAGAGCCAGAGATGCACACAAACGCCTTCACCAAGAACGTTGAACGTCCCTATATGTGGGCCGAGTACTGGGTGTCCGGACCATTTACCAATGTGGGCACGTTCTTCCAGAAGAATTTCGAATACTAGGCCCTGCCCCCCCCTCCAGGAGACTGACCAGTGAGACAGTGGATTGTTGACCAACTTCGCAGCCTCTCCTATCGCCTGAGCGACCTTGCCGACCGCTGGGAGCCTGAACGCGAGCCTACGCCATGGGACCCTCGATTTCCGCTGCTGACTCAGTTCCCCGCCACCATGACCATTACCGATGACGACCGATGGGACGGGCTTGAGGAAACCAAGATTTGGTCAATCATGGTCGATGACCACAAGGTGCCCAGTGCCAAGCCTGAGTGAGGCCATCCGGGACGCCCGGCGACGCATGGACCAGGGGGAACAGCCGTACCGTGTCCAGCTGCAGCGGATCTATGCTCAGGTGATCGCCAACCTTGAGGGTGACATGCAGTTGCTGGCCATGCGGATCGAGCAGGCGCGGGATGCCGGGGAAGAGATCAACCCGGACTGGTTGCGCCGTCAATCGCGATATACGCAACTTCTGATGGACGCCGAGCGGGAGTTCGACTACTTCGCCCGGCAGGGTGAGCAGGTGGTGCAGGGTGCCCGGTTGCAGGCGGTGCGCGGTGGGGCGGCCGAGGCGTGGGAACTGATGGACGCCAGCGGCATCACGACCGACTTTGCCGGGGGCCGCATCAACACGCTCGCCGTCTCCGAAGCGTTGGCGGCAACGGAGAGTGCCCCCATTCGGGCCATATTGGGCCGCTACGGGGTGAACGGGGCGAAAACGATTGAGGATACCTTGCTGGACGGGATCGCTCGTGGGCGGTCACCTCGCGCGATCATCCGGGACATCAAGCGGGGGCTGGGCTCCGACGCCAACACGGCGCGACTCGAGGCGCTGGTTCGGACGGAGAGCATGAGGGCTTATCGAGGGTCGCTGAACGAGCAATACGCCCGGATGGACCACCTCATTGCCGGGTACCGCTGGAGTGCAGCCAAGAGCGTGCGGACGTGCCTCGCCTGTCTGGGCCGTGACGGTGAGGTGCAGGCGACGCCGTGGGACCAGATGCACGTCGCGTGCAGGTGCATCTCGACTCCAGTGCCAAAGGGCTCAACGTACAAGTACGTCACTGGCGAAGAGTGGCTACGCCGGCAGGACGTGAGTGTGCAGCGCCGGATGATGCCTACCGAGGAAGCGTTCGATGCATGGCAGAGCGGGCGGGTTGGGCTGGCTGACTTCGTGGGGGTGAAGCAGGACAAGGTGTACGGCGAGAGCGTCTTTCAGAAGAGCGGGCGACAAGTCCTGGAGGCGGCATGAACCTAGACGGTGATCGACACGAACTAGGCCGGTACGTCCGTGAGATGGCCGACCAGATGGGGCTGAGGGACTGGACTATTTGTGTATCTGGCGATGAGGTTGACGGCGAACCGCACGACGCAGAGTCGGAGATAGGCGCTGACTGCACCGTCACCTATGGCCGCAAGAATGCCAACATCCGCTTCTCCAACGACTGGAGCAACTGGGAACCTGCCGACCTTCGCTATGTCGTTGTTCATGAACTGGTTCATTGCCACACCATCCCGATAGAGTGGGCACTGAACCACATTCAGACGCATCTCTCGTTCGCCATGATGCAGATGGTCCGCGATGCCCACACGGACTTCCACGAACTGGCAGTGGACGGCATCGCTGGTGCATGGGCCGAGACGTTGCCCTTGCCAATCAGGGTAGAGCCACTACAGGAGGCCGCGTGATGAGCAACATGACCCGATTGGACGCTCTGGCGCCGAAGATGGCAGAGCTGGCAACTGAGTGGGCTGCGGTCATCGAGGCCCAGACGCCCCAGCAACCACCAGACCCGCGTCTGAAGAAGCTCCGTGGCCTGCGTGACGGCCTGCAGCGCAACACCACCGCCGTGACCCGTATCATTGACGAACTGATTGCCGAACTGGAAGAACAGGAGGCCGCATGAAACCAAACCGGGCAGAATTGAAATCCTGGTATCAATATCAGCGCGCATCCATTGGCCGCTGCGCTCAGTGCGGGTATCGGGATGAGCCCTTGCCGTACAAACCCTGCGGGGGGTGTGGGGTTGAGTTCAGCATCTTTGAGTCGGGGCGCTATCGTTCACCGGGAAAACAGGGATCTTTTGACATCGAGGCCGACTACCCTCCTTATCGGGACTCGACAACAGTGACGCTGAGGGTGCCCGTCTAGCGTGCCGTATCCGTTACGGGTGTCGTGATGTAAACTAGTTACAACCGAATACTCGGCCAACCCGGCGTTCTGCCGGATCGCCCTCTGTAGCTTCAGACAGCACCGCAAGGTCCCTCTGCAAGCCGCAGGGGGCTTTTTGCGTTTCACCCCACCGGAGGCCACGACCGTGACCGACTCCACCGACGCGCAAGGGCAGGACCCGAACGCCGACGCAGGGCAGGACCCCACCACCAGCGGATCAGGTGCCAGCGGGCAGGACTCGCAGCCCACCGGATTCGACGCGCTCCCTCCCGAGACCCAGAAGGAAATCCGCGCACTCCGCAAGGAAGCCGCGAGTTACCGGAAGAAGGTCGAGGACTACGAGAACGCGAACCGCACCGACCTCGAAAAGCGTGACCTGGCCGTGAAAGCCGCCGAGGAACGCGCCACCGCCCTGGAGACCAAGCTGCGGGACATGAGCGCCAGGAGCGCCGTGACCGAGGCTGCAACCAAGGCGAACGCCATCAGCAGCCGGGCCGTCTTCGCCCTCATCCGGTCAGACCTTGAGTTTGACGATGATGGCGAACCCACCAACGTCGACGCCCTGATCAAGGCCGCGATCAAGGATGAACCGTCCCTGTTCAAGGCAGCCGCCGGCAGTGGCGATGGCGGGGTAGGGAGTGGCACCACCGGAAAGCAAGACCTCAATGCCCTCTTCCGCGCCGGACTCGGCCGCGGATAGTCCCACGAAAGCAGGTCCCTCATGCCGTACAACAATCTGGTCAGCCGAACTGAGGTTCAGGCACTGATCAATGAGCAGGTGTCCAACATCATGCTCAACGACCTCCAGAACGATTCAGCCGTATTGCAGATGTTTACCCGGCTGAACGTCCCCACTAACCAGACCCGGTTTCCGGTCCTCTCGGCCCTGCCGACCGCCTACTTTGTGAGCGGCGACACCGGCATCAAGCAGACCACCGAAGCCAACTGGGACAGCAAGTACATCAACGTTGAGGAACTGGCCGCCATCGTGCCCATCCCCGATGCCGTGCTGGCCGATTCGTCCTTCGACCTCGTGGGCAACATCACGCCGCTGTTGCGGAACGCCATTGCCCGGGCGCTCGATGCCGCCGTCTTCTTCGACACCAACGCGCCAGCCTCATGGCCCGATGCCGTGCTGACCGCCGCGATTGCCGCCGGCAATGTTTATGCCCGGGGCACCAACGCTGCATCTGCCGGTGGGATTGCCGAAGACCTGAACCAGACGATGGCCCTGCTCGAAGCTGATGGCTACGCCGCCACTGGTGCGCTTGCCAATCAGAACCTCCGGGCTCGCCTGCGTGGTGCGCGTGGCACTGACGGGCAGCCGCTGATGGACGTCCAGGGTGGCGTCAACAACATCTGGGGTATCCCCACGTCGTACCCGCTTGCTGGGCAATGGCCAACCGGTCTCTCCGCCGCCGAGGTGTTCCTCATGCAGCGAGAGAACTTCGTCGTGGGTGTCCGTCAGGACTTCACGGTCACGATGCACACCGAGGGCGTCATTACCGATGCCGGCGGACTCGTGATCTACAACCTGATGCAGCAGGACATGAGCGCCATTCGCATCGTGTTCCGCGTCGGATGGACCGTCTCCAACCCGATCAACTACCAGCAGGGCACCGAGGGCAGCCGTTACCCGGCAGCCGTTCTCCGTTCACCGGCCTCCTAGTCGTGAAGGGTGATGTGTGATGGATGCCGAGCGGATTGCGAACGTCGACCAGCACAAAGCCCGCACGGTGTACCAGCGAGCCCTTGACGATCAGGTGAAGGGTGACCCGGTTGAACGAGCAGCGCTCACCCTCCGCTATCGACCCATCAGTCAATTCCAGAAGGAAGGTCCAGATGTCGGACAACGACAAGAAGCAGAATCGAAACTCGGTCGCATCAACTGACACCGCTCCTGACGCTGATCTCGGTCAGAAGGAAATTCAGGAAGCGTTCGACGTTGCCAACGCCCAGGGATTCTTCGGGATCACCACCGACCCAACCCCGGACGAGAACTACACACTCCAGGGGCAGGCCAAAGGGCTTCCCACCCCGGAGACCGATCGGGACCAGGCCGCGAAGGTCCGCGACCATCAGGCCCAGCTGGCACGTCAGCGGAAGGGCTAACCCATGGTTGACCGAATCAGCCCCAGTTACAGCGCGGTAGTACCAGCCGTGGCCACCGCAATAGATGCCTCGGTAGTCATTGCTGAGGCTCCAGCTGCCGGCGTCGTCAACAGCGTGACGTACACGCCGAACGCAGCCATCACCGGCGCCAATACCAACACCCGGGCCGTGCGCCTCCGCAATCGGGGTCAGGCTGGAGCGGGCACCACCGTCATTGCCGAGCTGCAGTTCAACAGTGGCGTCAATGCCACATCGATGGACGAGAAGGTGATCACCCTGTCCGCGACCGCTGCCGATCTGGTGGTGGCCGAGGGTGACGTGCTCGAGTGGTTCAGCGACGCGGTTGGTACGGGCCTCGCCGATCCGGGCGGGCTCGTTCAAGTCGCAATCGGGAGGACGTAGCCATGGCCACCAAGCCCATCGTGGTCGAGCTGACCAAGGAAACAAACGGATTTCCCAAGGGAGCCCAGTTTGGGTTTGACACGGAAGCCAAGGCGGCCAGCGCCCTTGGTGACGGCGCCTTCAAGGTGGTCGAACACCAGGACAAGACCGCCTACGAGACCCCAAAGGCTGATAAG